GGTAAAGTTGTATTTAGTATCAATACAGGTTTAGATGGTTTAACAAAAGAAGTAGCTGATTTTGACCAACACGAATATGATATAGTTATTTGGGCATCACAATATTTGCTCGATATGGAATATCTTGATGGGTGGTGTGATGGCGTAAATGAAGCCATGTCTATCGCTGGTCATGATATGCACCTGATGGTGTTTCATCCAGACTATGATGCAGTGGAAGCAGGTCTGGAGTTTTTAGTTGAAGATGATGTAACAGACAATGAGTTAGTCTATTGCATGGTCTTTGTTCAGAAGTTATCATTACTTGATGATGCTTCACTTAGCTTGGAAAAGTCTGGATACTACCAGCACTTTCCTAAAGATACATATGAGTCACTGGTAGTTGACAGAAGGAGACTAAGAAATGCCCGGACATAAAATGAAAGCAGCTAAAAAGAAGATGCGTGGCGGTGGTATGATGAAAAAGCGTATGCGTGGTGGTGGCATGGCTAAGATGGCGCAGAAAAAAATGATGCGTGGTGGAATGGCTAAAAAGAAAATGATGCGTGGTGGCGCAGCTAAGAAGAAGTAATGGCTAGATTTTACAGCACAGAAAAACTAGAAAAGAAAAAACCTAAACGCAGACCGGGTGTGCATAAAAAGAATGTTAATAAACGTAACAAACCTAAAACGTACTTTGGTTAGATACCTTGGATTGGCTTTGCTCAATATGGGCAAGCCTTTCACTTCTGTGGGCAACTGGTTTTGGCGTAAGCATAGAACTGTGCTAGATTGGAATGACTGATGCCTATAGCTAGTAATGGCTCAAAGTTTACAACTGATATAACTGCTGTGGGTACAGGAGATACTGATTGTTATCTTGTGCCTAAGAATCATGTGTCTGTAGTAAAGCATTTGCTATTAACTAATGCTAATGCAAGTGCAAGAACATTTACAATAAAGATATATGAAAAAGTTCCTAATAGTACAACTACTATAATTACTGCACACTCACTAGCTACTATAACATCAGAGTCAGTCTTTACTTTAGACAAACCTTTATTTTTAAAATCAGAGGATAAGATAATTATTTCTGCTAGTCATGCAAGTAGTATTGTTGCTACAATTTCAGCAGAAGAATTTTTTGACCCTAACGCATAGGTAATAACATGGCTCCAAAGAAAAAAGCTAAAAGCAGGGTTAATGAAGCTGGCAATTATACCAAACCTGCTTTGAGAAAACGTATATTTAATAGAATTAAGGCTGGCTCAAAAGGCGGTAGGCCCGGTCAGTGGAGTGCAAGAAAAGCGCAAATGATGGCGAAGGCTTATAAAGCTGCAGGTGGTGGCTATAGAAACTAATGGCTGCAAAATTAAACGAGAACACAGAAGTTGCATTACCTCTTCGTAATATTATCAGCATGGTTGCCGCAGCGTCACTCGCAACGTGGGCATACTTTGGTATCATAGAACGTCTTAATACCATAGAGACTAACATCACCATGATGAAGTCTAATGTAGACCATAATACAGAATTTCGCATTAAGTGGCCTCGTGGTGAAATGGGAAGTCTACCTGCTGACTCTGAGCAGTTTATGTTAATAGAACACCTAGCTGACCAGTTAGACGAACTAGCATCACAAATAGATGAAGGTCGTGCGCCACATGACCAACAGCAAAAATTAACATTAGAGTTCTATGAAAAGCGTATTGCTGCTATAGAAACACGTATTGAGAAAATGACAAATGGTCACTGAAACAATAACATTAATATTATATCTTTCAGGACATGTCGCAGAGCATACACCATTTGAGCAAATATCTAAATGTTTAAAAGCAAAACGCACAATAGAAAGAAACTTATATAAAGATACAGGAACTGTGCGATATTCTTGCGAAAACAAAACAGTTGAAATAGACAAAGGACCAGACGGTAAAACTTATATCGTAAAAATTGTGGAGTAGCAAATGTTAGCAGAGATAGCCGCAGCCAACGCAGCATTTGCAGCAATTAAGATGGCTATCCAAAATGGACGTGAGATTGCTGACGTTGCTTCACAAGTAGGTAAGTATGTTAATGCTACAGAAGACTTACGTAAAAAAGGTGAAAAGAAAAGACGTGGTGTAGGCGGTGCAGACTTAGAAGAGTTTATGCATCTTGAAAAGCTAAAGCAGCAGGAAGAACAACTAAAGCAGCTTATGATATATACTGGTAGACCCGGCCTGTGGCATGATTGGATAAAGTTTCAGGCACAGGCACGTAAAGATAGATTAGCTGCAGCAGAAGCACGTAAACGTAAAATAGAACAGTGGATTGAAATAGCTATTATAGTTCTTGTTTGTGTGGTGGGAACGGTTGGGTTAGCTGCGTTAGTTGCTTGGGCGTTTTATTTGAAAGGTGTATAATGGCACTTAAAAAATCTCAAAAGAGTTTGAAAGATTGGGGTAAGCAGAAGTGGAGAACCAAAAGTGGCAAACCGTCCAGTGAAACTGGTGAACGGTATTTACCGACAGCAGCTATCAAAGCGTTATCCCCGCAAGAGTATGCAGCAACAACACGTGCTAAAAGAAAAGGAACTCGTGCTGGTAAGCAGTTCGTCAGACAGCCTAAAGCGATATCAAAGAAAACCGCTAAATTCAGAAGGGGGTCATAATGCTAGCCGCATTGATAGGACCGATAAGTAATATTGCTTCTACGTGGCTTGAGGGTAAGGTAGAAGAGAAGAAAGCACAGTCAGCTACAAAAGTAGCAAAGGCTCAAGCAGAAGCTGTAGTAATGCAGAAAAAAGCTACAGGTGAAATTGATTGGGACTTGGAAATGGCACGTGCTTCGTCATCAAGTTGGAAAGACGAGTGGCTAGTAATTTTATTTAGTATTCCATTAATACTTGCATTTATACCGGGCATGGAAGGTGTAGTACAGAATGGATTTGAACAACTCAACAAAATGCCTGAATGGTATCAATATTCCTTGGGAGTTATCGTTGCCGCTTCTTTTGGAGTTCGTTCAGCTACAAAATTCTTTGGTAAAAAATGAAACACATAATAACTCTACTCAAAGAAATATTTACGTACAACCACGTGGGTGACTTGTCACAGCATAGGCAACATACACTTCGCTATGAAGACTTGTGTAAATAATGGATAAACAAGAACTCTTAGATGAGTTTGTAAAACAAATAAATAATAAAACTCTTGTTACGGATAAAAAATCTATGGCTGATTGGTGGAAAAGATGGTTGCAGTTTAATCTTACTGCAAAGCTAACAATGATTGCTTCTGTTGCTATGTCTTGGCGTTGTGCTGAATGGTTTATGAACCTACCAGACCCTACAACACAACAGTCAGCATTTGTTTCTGTTATTATGGGTGTCATGACAGGTGTGTATGGTATTTATCTAGGTAGAGAAGCAAAGGGTAAATAGATGAAATACATTCGCACACATTTAATTAAACAGCTTGTTCAGAGTGAGGGTTTACGTCTTCAGGTCTATCAGGATACACTTGGTATTGATACAATAGGTGTAGGCAGAAATCTTGAAGACAGAGGCATTACTCAAGAAGAACTTGATGCTTTGGACTTTCCAAACATAGAAGCAGTATATGAGCATGGTATTACAGAAGCTGACGCTGCATATCTATTAGAGAATGACGTGCAGATAGTCGAGGAAGAACTGCTTAAAGCGCACCCTTGCGTGGCAGATTTAGACGCTGTACGTCAGCTTGTACTTGTAGACATGGCATTTAATATGGGTGTTCCTAGACTGTGTAAGTTTAAAAAAATGTGGGCTGCTGTATATGAAGGAGACTTTCCTACTGCATCACGTGAAATGTTAGACAGTCGTTGGGCTGTGCAGGTAAAAGGACGCAGCCATAAATTAGCACATGCTATGCATTATGGGGAGTTAAAGTAATGGCATCTATATCAGAACAAATAGGTTTTAGTAAAAAGAAAAAGAAAAAACCATCAGGCGCAAAACCAAAACCGTATCCTAAAAATGCACCTAAAAGATTTCATGCTGCATATAAAAAGAAGTATGAACAATCCCCCGGATTTTTAGAAATGCTAACAACAGAAGCAAAAAAGATATTTGACTAATGGCTAGAGAACTAAACGAAAGACAACAGAAGTTTCTTGAAGTCCTTTTTGAGGACGCAGGTGGTGACGTAGTTGCCGCCAAGAAACTTGCTGGTTACTCAGATACAACATCTACAACTGCAATCGTAAAAGGTCTCAAGGAAGAGATACTAGAAGCAACGCAGATGTACATGGCACGTAATGCACCTAAAGCTGCTATGGCTGTAACAGGCGCACTGTACGACCCAACTGAACTTGGTATTCGTGATAAGATGGTAGCAGCAAAAGAACTGTTAGACCGCACAGGTTTAATTAAAACAGAGAAGGTGCAGGTAGAAGCAGCAGGTGGTGTTATGCTTATGCCAGCTAAAGCTAAGGTAGAGGATGATGACTAATGTCTGATTACTATAATAAGTTTAACAAAAAAGAGTTAAAAAGAAATATAAAAAGCATTAGAGGAACAATTGCTACAAAGGGTGGTAGCACTGTTCAAATGGAAAAACAATTAGGTAAAATGGAAGACAACTACTCAAAAAGATTTGGTGCTATTGATTTTCGTAAAGGTGGCATGGTTGTCTCTACTGTAGATAATAAAAAATGACTAGAACAGCAGGGCGGTGGAAGTTACCACAGCCAACAGATATTAAAGAAGAAAACGAATGGGTACAGATACCACGCATTGCACGTACTGTACCATTTGGTTACAAGCAAAACGAAGAAGACCCCGACATTCTTGACCCCATTCCAACTGAGTTGGATTTGCTTGAAAAGGCCAGAGCGTATACAAATCAATACAGCTATCGTGAAGTAGCTAACTGGCTGAGTACAAATAGTGGTAGATATATATCACACGTAGGATTAAGAAAGCGGTTAAGTAATGAGCGACAGCGTAAGAACCAAGCTAAAAGCCTCCGCAAGTGGGCAGAGTATGCGGAAAAGGCAATCGCCAAAGCGCAAGAAATCAAAGAAGCAAGAACAGGCGCAAGAGCCAGCGGTTGAAATACAAGAGGTGCAGTCAGAGGCTGTTGAGTTTGAAAGTATAGAAGAAACTGCTAACGTACTTTTCAAACCTAACCCCGGCCCACAGACAGACTTTCTTGCAGCATCTGAGCGTGAAGTTCTTTATGGTGGTTCAGCAGGTGGCGGTAAATCATATGCCATGCTTGCAGACCCTCTTCGCTACATGGGGCATCCACAGTTTAGTGGTCTGCTGCTCCGACACACTACGGAAGAGTTACGTGAACTAATATTTAAGTCACAGGAACTTTATCCAAAAATCTGGCCCGGAATAAAGTGGTCAGAAAGAAAAATGCAGTGGACTGCGCCATCTGGTGCGAGGTTGTGGATGTCATACCTCGACAGAGATGAAGATGTCCTGCGCTATCAGGGTCTGGCTTTTAGCTGGATAGGCTTTGACGAACTGACCCAATGGGGAAGCCCATATGCATGGAATTACATGCGAAGTCGTCTACGGTCCACTGCCCCTGATTTGCCTATTTTTATGAGGGCAACTACAAACCCCGGTGGAAGAGGTCATCACTGGGTAAAGAAAATGTTTATTGACCCAGCACCATATAACAAGGCATACGATGCGACAGATATTGAAACAGGTGAAACTCTCAGGTATCCAGCAGGGCATAGCAAAGCTGGGAGACCGCTATTTAAACGTAGGTTCATTCCTGCTAGATTATCTGACAACCCGTATCTCGCTCAAGCAGGTGACTACGAAGCTATGCTCTTGTCGCTCCCAGAGCAGCAGAGAAGACAACTCCTCGAAGGTGATTGGGATATTAAAGAAGGTGCTGCGTTCACAGAGTTTGACCGTCATATTCATGTTATTGAACCTTTTAATATTCCTAGCAATTGGGTTAAGTTTAGAGCATGTGATTACGGGTATGGTTCTTACAGTGGTGTTGTATGGTGCGCTGTCGCACCGTCTGAGCAAATCATTGTGTACAGGGAATTGTATGTGTCAAAAGTCTTAGCT